AAGATCTGTTCCACCAGAAATTGTAATACCTGCTTGATATTCAGACAAATCAGAATGTAAAAGAATATCAGTGTTTTTCAGCTTGGTTGCTTTAACATATCCACGATTTACCGTATATACTTTATGATCGCTAGTACAACGAATTGTTTTGCCTGTCTGAATATCAGTGATCGTGTAAATTTTAGCGGCTGGATTTGTCATAGCTGCATCGATTACTTTGTTCCAACGAATTTCCTTCGTATTGATGTCACAAGAATAAACCTTGAATTTTTCGCCCGCCTGCCATCGTGATACAAGTTCAGATAATTCAATTTCAATTTTCTTTTTGCCTTGTCGTACTTTTACTATAGTATCACCAGTCAGACAAAGATTAGATGCCTTCACTGTCAGATTATTTTTGGTATAAGCATAAGGATTCTGTCTGTTCACTTCATCGATAAAGAAAAAGTATCCTTTGCCAGTCAACATTTTCATTTTTAATGCTTTCTTGAAACGACGTGTTGCTTCTTCGTCTCGGGTTTGAAGCTTCTCAATAAAAGAATCAGAAATATTCCAACCCACATTAGCATCATCTGGATTGTCTTTAACATAGTCGGCAAGTTCGTCAAAATCTCCGTGTTCGATTGGCAAATATCCAGCCCAAGATCCTCTACGAATTCCGCTTTGAGATACATCGCGCATAATAGAAACGAAATGACGAAATACTGGAACTACACCAGAAGCTTTACCGCCAGTAGAAATCGCAGAGCCTCTTGGTCGAATATTTCCTAGATATGATGAAGTACCAAAACCATTTTTTGTTAGTATCGCGGCTTCTAAAGCTGATTCGTAGAAGGAATGAATTTCGTCAGAAATCGCGCTGCCCGAACATGCTACCGGCAACCCTCGATTTGTTCCCATATTAGCTAATACTGGTGTAGAACAAGACAACCATCCTTTCCACATCAGTTCGAAAAACTTATCATTTGCCGTTGCTTGATGTTCTTTTGATAAATGTTTTGAAGCAGTCTTGGCAATACGTTCAAACTGTTCTTTCATATTGTCAGCATCATACAAATAACGCTCAGTGAACATCTGAAATCCAGCAGTAGTAACCCAATCAGGTAAAACACCATCTTCTTGTTGCTGTTTGCGTTCTTCTGATAATTTTGCGTAAATTGATTTGGTCACTCTTATTTCTCCTCCTGAAATGTTTCGTACAAAAAGTCTTCTTCGTTCCAATCTCGTACATATGAATTGCCGATACCGGAAAATGTATCATTGAACATGAACCCTGTGATGCCGTCATAGAACCAATCGGCAATAGGATTATATTTCACATCAAACATGTTGCTATATCCAAGATTCTTCAAGCACATATTGATTCGCGATTGAACAAAATTGCGTAGTTGTGTTTTCGTTATTCCTGCGATTTCACCATGACTGAAAATTTTATCGACGATGATTTCTTCATGATGCCAAAGAGTCTTGGCAATAGCCATAACAGAAGCTTCTAGTCCAGCAGCATCAACATCTGATAGATTCATCTCGTCTTTCAGAACAGTGAACGTTTTCGCACCAGCTTCGGAATGTAGACAATTACCAGTGACGGATATTTTACCACCAGATCTAACAAGAAACGCCCCAGAAGGGACTGTTACACAGTGAAATTTCTTTTTTTCTTTTTGTTCTACACGTGTTATTTTCATTTCTTTCCTCTCTTGTAAGTTCTACCATATCGCCAACCTTCTGGCAAGATTTCGTTTTCTTTTAATGCAGTGGATTCTATTCCATTGGTTATCCAGCGACCACGCTTTTTATGATGCGACAATCCACGTTTCCACCCATTCGGTATATCATCTTCAGAATCAAATAACTTATTGTCTTTGCCATTTGTGGCGTATATCTTATTCTTTCTTTTTATGGACATGCGGTCTAATGTTTTTTTGTCGTGTCCCTTAAATCGTTTGTCCTCTGTGATGTATTTTCCCCTTCGCCAGCCTTCTGGCAAGATTTCATCTTTGTCTATAAATCTGTTACTTTTACCATCGGTTATTGATATTTTTCCTAGATTTTTATTGTGGTAACCCAGTATTGTACCTAGAACGTATCCTTCTGGTTGTGTATTTGGCAACACAAATATAACATGTTCGCCTTTATGGTAGTAAGTTTTTCCTCTATTATCGGGCTGCGTTCGTATTTTTCTCATATTATTTCTCGTCTTTTTCGCAAATTCTTCATCGTTCTTGATTCGTTGATTTCGTTTCTTAGTGGCTGCTTCTGTTCCTCTCTTTCTATTTTCTTGTATCTCTTTTTGTCTTTTTGCGGTCATTTTATCAAACCCACATAGAGTAAAGCCGCCTGTCCCGCCAATAGACAAATTGTACGTGTCTTTTCGTTTAACAAAATCTTCATCTACATATTTTCTTTCTAATTCTCTAGCATCTTCCCAAGTATTAAGAACGGCTAGTGTTCGTCTTGTGAATTTTTCATTTCCACTATGTTCTATTGATCTGTTCAACAACAATCCAGACCCGTAATATCCATCAAATTTATTCAATTCTTTCGTTTTGTGAATACCAACATAGATCTTATTGTTGATTTTATTTTTCGTTTCGTATAAAATGTAATACATGCTTTTCGTCTCCGTAACATAAATTTACAGTATTTAGTGAATTTATGTATTTGGGACGAGCATCTATTTTATCATACGGTTTTTATAATATCAGTCTCCAGACAATCCTTAGCTAAAATTACTCCTCGTTCTGTCATCATCCGATGATTTGGTGTTACTATTTGTTCGACATCATCATCCTCAAAAACGTACCAGTCGTTAGACTCTGATGTTACCGTTCGTTCTACAGATTCTTTTACAATTTCATCATTTTCATTGTCGTATGATAAAATTACATCATTTTCATTGACGCTTTCTATAACAGTCCAACCTTTATCAACAACATAAACTTCCGTGCCTTCAATCAAACATTCATCCCGGACGGAAAAATTTAATCCGCGCACAACATTGATCAATTTATTCTTACCGACAGATTGAAAATGTTTCAGAAATCCAAAGCTTGAGTATAGAATAGCACCTTCAACCATAGAAAACGCAGCCAATGAAATCAGCGGATTTTGATGTTTGATCATTTCACCAATGAAAGAAATATGTTCATTGATTTCAGCATCTTCGTGATATGCCAGAAAAAATTCATCATCAGACAGCGATAAAACTTCATTGAGTTTCATGTAGAACGGTTTGTGAACGCCTAATTCAAAGAATCCAAATGTAGCGGCCATTCGCTGCAATTCTGGTCGTTTGAAAGTTCTCATGAATCTACCAAGCCAATAATCGCTACCTGCGCGAACTTCATACAATGTAAACAATTTCAAGACTTCAATTACAGATTCGCGTTCTGCTTCAGTCATATCAACTAAAATGCAGTGTTTGTCCTTTTCCACATTGATCTCTGTTGCAGTCCAGAAAATATTAGCTTGCTTTTCGCTAAAGTCGTCTGCCCACGGATAAGCAACTTGAAACGTCTCATCCTTCAATAGAATTTTTGGTGTTGTCAAATTGCTCTCCTTGACCATTGATTGAATTCTGCTCTGGCGCGAAGTCCAGAAAATGTTCGTTCCTTGATTAACTTGTTTACATCGATTCCAGATAGAACCATATCATTGATGTCCTTCTGCTTTATGCTCTTTGGATAAATCACAACTTTGTATCCTTGATTTATCGCTTTAAAAACTTTCTTTGCTATAATGGTCGAATATGGTTCGTTGTCAAAGCAGAAAATAGGATCGATGTTCAATCCTTCTACTTGACTGACTAAATCAGCACCACATACACCTATAGAATTATCTATGAAGCAAGAATCTATCGGGCCTTCTAACACTACAACGGGCCGATTATATTTTATTTGGTCTAATCCAAAAATCTTTCTCGCCGAATCGCTACGTTTAATCGTGATATATTTAGCAGACGATTCTGTGATTGTTCTACCTTGTATTCCAATGATATTACCAGAAGCATCTAACATTGTCAATACAATTCTGGATTCCTTGTATTTTAAGGCAGCAGATGAGAAAGTATTCGAGCAGATCTGATTGGCAACTTTCTTGAAGTCGTCAGCAAAGTAGAAATACTTCCAAAGTTTATCTAAAGGTATTTTCCTGTCAATCAAGTATCCAGCAATATTCTTTGGCATTTCTGACATATTTTGAAGATCGTCGTAAACATCAAATTTGATTGAAGCTGTCACCAATGTTTTTTTCATTGCTGTGAATTTTGGTGGATCGATTTCTTTTGGCTTGTTAGAATATCTTGAACCGATTCGCTCTCTTTGATATTCCTTATAAAGAAGGTTATCAATACGCTTTAAGAATAAACCAAATGGCATAGCTTCATTACACTTGTGACAAAAGAAGTATAATCCAGAACCCTTCTTTTTCGGCATACAATAGGCTCTAGCTTTCTTCTTGTCTGTGGTAGAATCTCCGCACAATGGACAAGAGAAGTTGTATAGTCTTGAATCTTTCTTTGAGTAGTTACGAAGTCGACTAGACAACATTCCAAGGTATTTTTGGTCATTTAACATTGAAAGAAATCTATGCTTATTATTAGATAATGTCAAGAGAAAGTTTAATGATGTTCTGATTGTATATAATCACTCAGAAACGGTTTAAATCTCTTAATGATGTAGTGATAGTCTAAAAGAGGTTAAACGCGCTAGAAACGATTCTACGGGTTGTAAAGATTTTGTTTAGGTGTTGTTGACTATTATCTATAGTTTGTTAATGACTGTTCTATGTATCTTTAAACTGTTTAATGCTTGTTCTATGTTGTTTTCTACACTACATTGAGAAAGTGAAGAAAATGCGCGATTGCGTAGCAATCGCAGCCACCGAAGCACGTAGTGCGAAGGTTCAAGTTCAGCGTCATTAGACTGTGGTTGACGAACTTCAAGGGAAATTTTCCCTCAACTGTTGGCTCTTCATCAGCAGTCGCTAGCTATCAAGAATGTAACCAAGAACGCTAAACAGCAGTTTAAGTAAAATCTCCACAACTGTATTGAACTAATCTGGCTACGCCAAACTATTCAACAACGCTGTATTTAATCCTACGCCTTACGGCTACGGAACTTCGCCCTGCGGGCTACGTATGTTTAATTCTTTTCTTTTTGACTTTCTATAAGTGATCTATGTGTCTACTCATTGTACACGAATCATGCTAGCAGAAAAAAATCGATCTGTCAAGCGTTTTCTTTCAATTAATTTCAAAAAGAAATTTTTAATATTTTTCAGTCAAGCTAAATATAGTATGGCGAAGTTTATTGATCTAAATCCGAGCTTTGTTGCTCACCCTAAGACTGGGGATTTGACACGTTTATTTGATGATGTTGATATTAAGAATTCCATCAAGAGTTTAGTTTTAACCAATCATTATGAAGTACCTTTTCGTCCGTGGGAAGGTGGTAATATTTTAGATTTGCTTTTCGAACCAGCAACACCGATCACAACCAGAAGAATCGAAGAGCGAATTACCGATTTGATAAACACATACGAGCCAAGAGTAATACTACTGAATATGATAATCAATTTTATTGATAGTAATAATTCGTACAATGTCAAGATAGATTTTGAAATTGTTGGAAGCAGTTTACCAATGTCAATGTCAATCATTCTACAGAGGGAAAGATAATGTCAGCAGCCAATACCGTAGCAGAATTAGATTTTGCTAAAATTAAACAAAATCTAATCGACACGTTTAGAACAAATCCGAATTTTGTGGATTATGATTTCTCCGGTTCTACCATATCAGCTCTGTTGGATATGCTTGCTTATGTTACACACTATCAGGGCGTGTATGCCAATTTAGCATTTGCTGAACGTTTTCTTGATACTGCTAAAATTAGAAACTCTATTGTATCACTTTCCAAAGAATTGGGATATTTCCCCGCTCAGAGTTTGCCTGCCATTGGTTCTTTAGATTTAACGACAGCCGCTAGCAACATTTCCGGTCAGCCATCTTCTTTCGTATCAAACGCAAAAATTAATTTTGTCGGAACAACTACAGATAATGCTAATCACGAATTTTGGTCACAGTCTGATCTTGTATTTAACAAAGTAGGATCGAACTATATTGCTAATGTTATTCTTCGACAAGGAACGCCAATCACACAGAGATTTGTTTACTCTGGTGTTCATCGTGCAGAATTCATTCTGCCAAATCCAAAAATCGACATCGAATCTATTGTTGTTCGAGTTAAGACAAATTCTGGGATCTCTGACGCACAATCAGTATTATGGACAAAGGCTACAACATTTGGTTCAACTACTGCAAATTCGACTATATTTTACTTGGAAGAAACAACGGATAATAATTTACGTCTGAGTTTTGGTGATGATGTTCTTGGTAAAGCGTTATCTGTTGATAATGAAGTTATTGTGGATTATAATATTTCCGAAGGTTCATTGTCAAATTCAGCTAGCGGCTTTAGTATCAGTTCAGCTACAATTGCTGGATACGCTAGCAACTTATTCGCAACTTCTAATATTGTGTCCGCGAAAGGCGGTACTGATGTCGAGAGTGTTGAATCTATTCGTCTGAACGCGCCGGGAGTATATGCCGCACAGAAACGTGCTGTTACTGTTGCTGATTATCGCGCACTACTGTTAAATAAATTTCCTTGGATCAAATCGATAAATGTATGGGGAGGGGAAAATAATGTACCTCCTCAATACGGTCAAGTTTATATTTCGATTGTTCCTAACTATGCCAATATTTTAGATCTGACAGCAAAGAACAACGTCTTGACATATTTGAAAGATGTATCTATTGTTGGTACTGGTGTAAATATAATTCAACCAGATATTTTGACTGTGAATACTACATCGATTGTAGATTTCTTACGAGACAAAACAACAGACTCACATATTCTGGTTGAGAGTGCTGTGAATTCTGCTATTGCTAATTATTTTATCACAACGAGCGGTTTGTTGAATCAGAACATCAATTATTCAAAATTGTTGGCTGCGATAGATTCTTCTCATATTGCTATTCAATCAAACACCACCACAATTTCGTTGTCTATGAGTAACACTCCAGATACGGTTCATAGTACAGATGT